GCTAAGGGCCTGCCGATCAAGAACGATTGAACACATCCAAAAATGGCCTGTTTTTGGACGTGAACACCTGTACAACGAATACATAGGAGGAAATCATCATGGATTTTGCATCTTTTGGCATTGCGGGCGTCGCCTGCATCACCGTTATCTGCTACCTTGCCGCAACGGCTGTTAAGCAGACCCCACTGGCCAACAAATGGCTGCCGTCCATCTGTGGTGCGCTTGGCGGCCTGCTGGGGGTGGCCGCCATGTACATCAACGTGCCGGACTTCCCTGCCGCTGATCCGCTGACCGCTCTGGCCGTGGGCATTGTTTCCGGCCTTGCGGCTACCGGTGCAGACCAGGTTATTAAGCAGATCGGCAAAGACAACTGACACTTGCGCGGGCATCCTTTTGCGGGGTGCCCGCTTTTTTCGTTGTATCGTAAAATACGTCACATGACACTTTCACTGACACTTGCCCTTGAAAGTGTCAGTCTGTCAGATTTTCGGCTGACACGCGCTGACGCGGTTTTGCTGTGTGTCAGCCGATTTGTCATACAGATTTTTGGTGTTATATCGATCTATTATTCCTATATATGACACTTCTGACACTTAAAATATAAAAAGATAATATAGGGTATAATACACGCATAAAAACGCCATAACGCCCATGTATGCAGGTGCGCATATGCGCGTGCGCGAGAGTGTCACAGGACAGCAAAAAGCCCATCGGCAGGTTTCGTGGTCTGCGGATGGGCTTTTTTCATTTGGGGTGCTTTTCAATTTTTTCCTCTACCGCGTCCATGATATATCGGTTTAGGGACGTGCCTGCCGCCGTCGCCGCCTCACGCCATCGCTCTTTTGTGCCTTTGGGTGTTCTGATCTGGATGCTGTCCGTTTTCTCATCGAGATACTTTATGGATGCGTTTTTCTGTGCGTCTGTGTATTTTGATCCCATTTTGGGGTACACCTCCTATCTAAAATATGATACCACATATGCATATATGCTTGCTATATACATCTTGCACAATGCCGTCCGCAAAATTTGCCCGAATCTTTGGTGACTCTGTGTATTGTGTATATAGCAAGCATATACTATAATATAACTTGTAAGGCAGAGCAAAACCTCTTACAGAAGGAAGTGAGGACATGGACGAAATGACAAGTCAGGAACTCAATCAGTTCTTGGAAGCCATCGCAGAACTGATCGAATCGAAAGCAACAACGGTTCAAGAAGCTGCCGAGATTGTTCGCAACAAGAAAATCAAGGCATAAAAATGAGGTCAGCCACCGTCCAAAGCAACTGACCCCAAAGCCCGAATACAGGCGAACCGGGAGCCTTACCCCGGCCGCCTCTTATTTTATCAGTGTAAGGCAGAAAAAACAAGAGGTAACCATGAAAATCGAAATTGTAGATACCAAAGCTTATATCTATACCCCCTACAACGCCGAATTTGTCAAAGCGATTAAAGGCATCGGCGGCGCGCGCTGGAATCGTGATAAGTCTGCATGGGCTATCCCCGCTGACTGTGCAGATCAGGCGCGTGAAATTATGCGTCGTGTATATGGTGAGGATGACCGCCCCGACTGCGGCGAGCGCGTTGACGTGCGTCTGACATTTGACAGCAGTGTGTCAGAGTGGCAGAGCGCGGTAACGATCTACGGGAAAACTATTTCCCGCGCGTATGGACGCGATAGTGGTGCGCGTTGTGGGGACGATGTGGCATTCGTGGAGGGCCAGCCCGAAAGCGGCGGCAGCGTAAAAAACTGGACGAGCGTAGTACCGCAGGGCAGTATCGTTGTACTGCACAATGTGCCCGCAACGCTGTTAGATCAGCCCCTGCCGAAGGGTGTCAGGGCGGAGCGCTTAGAAG